TGCTACTGACTTCATCTGTTCTCCACCAAGAAGTGCCCTAACACGTCATTCCAGGCGACGGCCTACGGCCGCGCCTGAATTCCAGCGATGTGGCTGTGCTGTTATCGCTTATCGACCTTCGCGCACGCAAAGTGCGGGTCGCCATTCCGGTCGATCAGTTCGTAGCACCGCATCCCGGTTTCTGGGTCATCGAAACGCCTGACCTTATCGGCAGGAATGACCAGCGGGGTTGCGCATCCGACAAGCAACGCCAATGCGATGATGAGTAGATAGTTCATGCCATGCCCTTATGCTGAAATAAAGTGGACATTCCGGCTTTCCCCCAATGCTTGATTGATTGGCGGGCCAGACGATAGAAATGCGTTCGTGGTGGTGATACTGGTATCGCTGTTGAATGCGACTTGCAAGCTCATAAACTGCCCGAGTGGGCCGACCTGAACAATGCTGGTCGGGCTGGCAATGGCATCAAGCGAAACATACGGTCGCTTGCCGGATGCCGGCGATGGAATCGTGGCATTCGTCGTTCCGGTTGCGCTGGCGAGAATCCCGCCGATGATCCGCATGATGGGATAGGCGTCATCGAATGCCATAGCTCCGCTTGCTGTGTAGACCCGCAGCCCATAATGGTTTGTCGGAGTGATATTCGCCGGGTCCATGTACTGAACCCAGTCCCATGTCCCGGCTGTTGTTTTAGCCGAAAACGAACCGACAGCCGAAGAATCGGCCTGCACTGTCCCGGTCGATGCAGATGGGCGCACGAACACCATGGTGGGAGTGCCATAAAACGCATTGGTCACATCCGCGCCGGATGCCACATTACTCCCTCGCGCAACCTCAAGCCATGTCGCCACAGTCCCGTCGATCTGTGTGTAGCCGCCATCCGATACCGTGTGGAAACCGTATCCAGCCAGAGCGGGAGTGCCTTTCATGCGGTACACCTCAAACGTGAGCGTGTACGTCCCGATGTAATCATTCCGCGCCTGAAACGATCCGCTTCCAAGCAAGGCATAGACCCCGGGTGCTCCCCCTCCGACAATGAACCAATCGCCAGATGTGTCCATGCCAGACACCGTGACAGTGACGACTGCGCCCGGCCCAAGAGTGACGGAATGCGATGACACAAACCGCGCGGGCGTGTCGGATGTCGCCATGGTCAACGCGCCCGCCGCGCTGTAGATTTCTAATCCATGTGCCATGTCATGCGCTCAAGTCGCCAAGTTTGACTCGCAAGACTCCGGCGCTGTCGAACACCTTGATGACGTTATTGAATACTTGCAGGCGTGCGCCGGATGTACCGGACTGAATGGTTACTGTTCCATCACTTGCGACAATGAACTTGCTCGCAATATTCAGCGCCCCCGCAGTAATGCTCCCCAGATTGGCGCTGATCGCCGACAGTGAAGCCGCATTGATCTGGCTGGCGTTGACCACCGGCTGTGCGCGGGTATAGGCCGATCCGCCCCACTCCCAGATGTCCTCACCGATTGAGTAGTAAACAGCGTCGTAGCCCAGGTAGGTCGACGCCGGCATGGTGGCGGTGACGTACAGGCCACCGATGGTGCCGGTCACCGCCGTCGCCATGCTCGACAGCGGCCCGGCCTCTCCGTGCGTGCCGACCAGGCGCATCCAGTAATAGCGGGTGGCGCCTGACACGCCGACGGTATCTGTATACCGAGTCGCCCCAGTCGCCAGCACCGCGACTACGACAGCATGGGCCGAATTGTTGTCGTCGCTGCGCAGCACCTCGATGTGGTCGTAATTGGTCGGCGATCCGATGGCGTTCCATGCCAGCGTGACAGATGTCTGAAACACGGTCGCCCCGAATCCGGTGATGCTGACCACCGGGAAGCCCGACACGGTGTAGGTGTAGGGCGAGACATCGGCCAGCGCCTGCTTGCCGCCGCCCCAGATGTTGAAACTCAAAAGCTTGATGTAGACGGTTCGACCGGTCCATACATCGGTCATCGCCAGGCGAAACAGCGAGTCATCGCAACGGGCGATCTTGCTACCGCTGGCGTGGCTGGCGATGGTGGAGCCGTAGCAGCCGCGCACCAGATAGCCTAGGTCGTAGTCTCCGCTGCCGACAAGCGTCGAATCTCGGTAGGCGATGTATTCGCCGTCGACATAGCAGAGGGTACGGCGGTCGATGGCATCCTGTGTGGTGCCGGCGGCGAGCTGCCCGCTGACCATGTGCACCGCCAGCGTGTGGCTGATGTCTGGGCTGGCGCCGCTGGCCAGGCTGCTGCGCAGGGTGCCGTGGCGGGATTTGCCCTCAAGGATGCCGACTCTTGAGTAAGTGGCATTGTCGAAACTCGCCCACACTTCGCAGCCACCCCAGTCTGCGCCGCCAGATGTCGCCAGCCAGAGTTGAGCGGTGCCGGCGAGAGAGACGGGCGGCTCGAAGATGACTGGGGCGGATGCGTTTCCGGGTGCAATGCCTTGATTGACGGTGTTGCCGGTTGGCGATTGCGATGGGTAGGTCATCGCGCCAGTGACTGCGCCGCTGTAATCTTCGGCGATCACTTCGAGCGTGCCGAATTCGTCTTCGCCGATCTCGGTAATCATGACTGGGACGGCGTTGAGACCCAGCAGCGGGTCGGTGAGGGTGACGACATCCATCGGCTCCAACCGGGAATGTTTCCAGCCCAGGTTGAACCGGTAGACGTTGCGTACGTAGAGCGCGCGCTGTAGCCGATGCTGGGCGATCCAGCGGGCGACGGCGGCAGATTTTGCCGCGTGGCAGGTTTCCGTACTGGCAGGCCTCAGCCCGAACTGATCGATGTTGGCCTGATCCTTGGCCTCAGCAATCGCTACGTTGTACTCGTGCGAGTCGTCCAAGTACTCGACCTGAAGCTGGTTGAATGCGTCGGCCGTGGGTTTGCGGCTGATCTTGATCGGGGCTTCGCTGCCGGAGGTCATCAGGTCATCCGGTCCGAGCGGGTAGGCCACCGCTGCACTATCCAGCCGAGGGATCAGTTTGAGCAGGCCTTCCGACCAGACAATCCCGACGTTGGCGGCATCTGTCCACTCCCGCAGCGTTTCGGCGGCCTGGCGCGGTTCGGCAGCGAACGGAGAAAAGGTGACACCTTGAGCAAGCAGGTACGCATCGACATCCGCGACGCCGGCAAGGCGGGCGCTTGGGAATCCCGCGCCGTAGCGGCTGTTGGTCAGGAAATCATTGATGTAGAGGCCCAGGCGTGTGGTCAGCGCCTGGCCGGTGCCGATGACCGAGAAATTCGGGATGGCCGCAGAGTTGCCCAGGTCGAATGCGGACACTGACAGGTGCGCGGTGCCGGAATAGCCGATGGCTTCGGAGGGGTGTTTGCTGGTGAGGTTGCCCCATACCGCCTGCCCGACTGCGCCGGCGAAGGCCTCGAAGCCCCAGTCTGCCGGAGTTTTCCAGCCATCCTTGTTGGGCATGATGCTGGTGGCGTTGATGGTGCCCTCGCCCAAGCCCAGCATCAATGCGGTGGTGTAGGTGTAGTTGATGCTGGTCTGTTCGCCGCCGCCCTTGCCGCCTTGCGTAACGCTGTGTTCAGTAGCGACGAAATCACCCGACCACAGAAGATTGGGCGACATCCGGTTTGGTCCGTAGTAGATGGGGACGACCTTGCCATAGCAGGACGATTGCACGCTCACGCCGTTGATGCGCTCTGCCCGGCTGGTGGTGTTGGCTGCGCCGAAGCTCATGTTCTCACTCGGTAAAATTTGACGGCGCGGCCTGACAGCCGGCCGGTTGTTGCGTCCTGCTCGCGCACACCGTCGCCCATGTAGGCGTGAATCACGTTCGGCCAGGCGGTGACGATTGCGCCGTGGCTGAAACAGCGCCCGAACTTGAAGACGGCGACATCGCCCGGTTCCGGCGAATCGACTTCCTCTGCGTACTCGGACAGCCAGCCGAGGAATCTTTCCTCGTCGCGGTGAAAGTGCCAGTCTGCCGGGTACGGGCGCGGGTCGATCTCGGGCGTGAGGCCGGCGTTGTGGAATACCTCGCACAGGTAGCGGGCGCAGTCCACGCCTACCCATTTCAGCGCGCCTTGATGGTGCCAGGGCGTGCCGATCCAGGTGCGGGCCTCGCTCAGTACGCTGTTTCGGGTACTGGAATCCACGGGAACCCCCGGTATTTGGTCGCGTTGCTGAATTTGCTGGTGCAGGTGGTCAGCGTCTTGTCACAGCCTGGCCATGCGGTGAAGGTGTCGCCGGCCGTGACCGGTAGCGATAGTGGAACAGACAGCGCGAACGCCCCGCCCGCGAACGATTTGACGGTGCGCGTAACGCCGGCATTGGCGCCGGTGAGGAACTTGATGACGCCCTGCTCGAAATAGCCGGATGCCTGGCCCAGGCCGGAGGTCACCGTCAGGATCGAGCCGCCGGTCGCTGTACCGTTGACCGCGTAGGTGGCACGGCTGGCGCCGCAAGCGGAGTCGTACAGGCTGTTGCAGCAGGTGGACTGATACACGTTGCGCGGCATCTTGATGTTGAGCAGCTCCAGCAGCGAGCGAACCTTGATCCGCGCCGTGTAGCCATCGACATCGGTGTCGGAGACGTTGCCCTCGAACTGATGCAGCACGCCGGCCGAGGTGTCGCCCCAGGTTGGCATGAATGCCCTTTCCAGCTTGACCAGCGCACCATCGAACGCGCCCGAGTAGACCGATTGCAGAAACGGGTTGCCGTTGACCAGCATGGCGGAGGTCGGGTAGACGGAAATGTCCAACGTGTCGACCTCGACGCCGATCACGATCCGGGTGCGGCTGCGCTCTATCGGGACGGGAAGATAGGCATAGCCGGCGTAGTTGATCATCATGTCCGCCGAGGTGTAGCGCAGGACTGCACCGGTCGACAGGGTGATGGTGTACAGATCGGCCAGACGGTATTCGTTTGATTCCAGCAGGGCGATCAGTTCCGGGCTGGCGGATTTCATGTTTTCACCGTGATGAGGGACAGCGTTTTTGCCTCCCACAGTTCGCGCAGGAATTCCTTGAATTCGAGGCTGGATTTCTCAAAGCGGACCCGCTTGTAAAACCTCCCAGACCACAACAGCGGCGTACCGGAAGCCGGCGCGGTTGTGTACGTCACGACAGCCGTGTTGGGGTCGATGGTGTATGCCGCCGCCGGCTTGTTTGGCGTGGTCGTGGCGAAGTAATCGCCCAGTTGTGCCGCCTTTTCGATCTGCACACCCCAGAGGTCGAACACGGTCGTTCCGGGGTCATTCGGGCGCGGGTTGATCGTGATCGCTGTCGTGTCCGTGGTGTAGGTCATCCATACCCGCCACCAGCCGGCGCCAGCGTCTTCCGCACCCGATGCTGTGACATTGGATGATGCGGTGATGGCGCCCGTCGACAAGTTGATATCGACGTGATGCCCGCTGCCTGAGGTATCCCTGAACCGCAGGCTCGCCGTTGATATCTGTTTGACATAAGCCGATACGGTATGGACCGCGCCGGAAGTGACGATCGCCGCTTGATATACGCCCAGGTCCTGCGGCGACGTCACTCGGTCGGCAGTGCCGGAGGCATTGGGTGCGGCGGTCTGGTTACCCAATACCGTTGTTGCACCATTCTTTGTCCACGCCGCGTTTTCGATCTGCTCGGAGTACAGCAGATA